GGTTTAGTAATAAGGCTTGCCACCAAATGGCTGGGGTTTATCCGCGTAGCTAACGCTCCCTCCCCGGCCAATTCGGTCACCTAAACTTGGGAGTTCTGTTCCAGCGATCGAGGCAATTCCTCTTGGTGTTTTACCTCTGATCGTTGGTTCTGCAATACCAGCCCGCTGTTTGTATTTACCAGCAGCTTTGGCTGATTTCATAAATCTGGCAACACGCCTTTGTTTATCGTTTACTGATTCAGCAGAAGCTCGAGCGTCTTCATCAACACGACGCAAGTCTGTGTCATATAAGCGTTCTGGATTTAAATCAGATACTTCAACACCAGAAGAACCCGAGTCCTGCCTGGGATCGTAGGTGGGATCAAAGAAACTTGCCATAGTATTATTGTAAAAGGAATAAATCAAGTAGCAAAAATGGATGCCGTAGGTTTCTTAGGCTCTTTTTTAGAAGATAACGACGAAGTTAAAAATCGCTGTTTAAGTGAGTTAGATTTTGGCCAACCGTTGGCAAACGAAGAAAATGATGTACCCTTATACGATATGTATAATCGTGGGTTAGCAGCATGCGAACAAGGGTTGGAGCGAAAGAATCTGCACCTGGAGGGAATGAAGAGACCTGGTCAGACGGGTTACATCCCGAGCGTGGAGGAAGCAGCAAAATATCCGGGAACGGTACCCATGCCCGTGGGGCGGCTCCAGAATCTACCTCCAGCCAACATTACGACCGAGATGCTCCTGTCCCAGAAAAGACGTGGTTTGACCCGGTAGAGGAACTCGATAGGCATCTTTTGCCTGATATGCATTGCCCAGGGGGAGTCTGTCCTGTTCCCTGGGCTGTTGCTCAAGAAGAACTCGCCCCTGATGTTACGACGACGTTAGATATTATTGTTGACAACGTTAATCACCCTGACCATTACGCAGCAAATGGCTCTATTGAATGTATAGAGGCAATTGAAGCGCAATTAACCAGAGAAGAATACAGAGGGTATCTGAAAGGAAATATTGCAAAATATGTCTGGAGAGAAAAAAAGAAAGGGCAAACCGAATCGCTAAAAAAAGCTGAATTTTATCTCAAACGTCTTATTGAACTAGACGAGAGTATTTAGTAAGGCAGAAACGGATCTTCCGAGTCGTCGTCTTCTTCCATCATGTAGGCGGCGGCTAACTCTGCAAGTTCAACGTCTGTGGGAGTATCAAACTCAATTTTGATATTTTCAGATTCCAGGATTTGTTTTACTGCCTGCCATTCCATCATGCGCTGGTGGAACAAATTCAATAGTGCTGCATGCAGTTCTTCCCAGGTCATCTCCTGAGCTTGCAGCTCAGCACGCCGCATGGAAAACTGCAACTCTAAAGGTAACTCGTATTCACGAGGTTCTGCTGATCTCTCCATGAATCACTCTTGTTGTTCCGTTAATTTATTCTAAGTCCATTCGTTGTCAAGCTCTGGATCTAGCTCAAAGAGAAAATCCGACGCATCCATTTCAAAATGCGGGATCCAGGGGCTGTCAGCAATGTCAAAATCATTTGCAAACTCAGCCAAGACATAAGGGCTAAGGCTTTCTTCTAGCTTTCTGATTGCCCTGACTTGATGTGGTGCAGCTGAATAATTACGGAACGCAGTTAATAAAATCTCATTGGAAAGCCATGCATTGCCTTCCAAATCTTCCAAGAATAATTTGATTTCTTCCCTACGGCGATCCACAAGATTGCCAATGACGCGATAGTTAAAATCGAAAATCCATCTTGAGAACTCAATGGCGACACCATTCCAGTTCTCATTTCCAATACAGTCGACCAGTTCGCTGTAGAGGAAAGCCTCCCAACCGACTGAATGTATAAATGAAATCAAGGCATGACGCATGGAATCGTCGAGCCTTAAATTAATTGTATCTAAGTCTGCGTTAATTGCTTCTACTTCATTAATCAAATATTCCATTGCTTTCTCTTCAGTGCATAGTTGCCCCGCACACACTGGAGAACCGTCTGGATAAAATTGTGTTCCGTACCCAATTGAATACGGCGAACCACCTGTTTCTACATCTGGGTATGCCTTTTCGTTGTAGCCCTGGAATTTGCAGATTAAATTAATTGCAGGCAAATAATCTGACATGAGGGCAACTATTGTTACCCTCAATCATACATAATTTATTTACCCTGACCGCGTGTCTTTTTACGGCCATGATTTGGCTTGGAATGCTTTCCCTGGCCTTGTTTTGTTTTTTTGGGAGGCGCTGATTGGAAAGTAGTTGAGTTCTTGCGCATGGTTCAGAGAATGAACATCACCACTTTACCTTGTGCGACCAATAACGTGCAGAAAATTTATCAGGATTGCTATCTTGGGCATTATGGCGAGCGTAGTATGACTTCTTACGTGCTTTCTCTTTGGCTGTCTTCGGATTCTTACCGGCACCCTCAACACCCTGTTGACCGAAACGAACGATCTTTTCTTCGCCGTCTTTACAGGCTTTTACGACATGTGATTTAGTTGGATGCCCTGGTGTTTTCCGGGGCTTGTTACAGGCCATTTTGTCTTTAGCCAATTTGGCGGCTTTTGCTGCCTTACGTGGTTTATCGCTCATTAGAAGCCCTTAAAGATAGAAGTAAATTCGCCAAGGATCTTTTTCCCTGTATCGGACTTGTAGTCCTCTTCTTCATCTGGATCTAATTCTAAACTGAAGAAACTATCAAGTTCTTTCTTCCGTTCTTCACTAACGTTTGCTTTACTTTCTTCCTCTTCATCTGTACCAAAGAAACCTTCGATGGTTCCAAGAGAAGCAAAAGGATCACTTAAGTCCATTTCGGCAAACTCGAGTCCTTCTCCCGTTCCGGCTTTTGTCAATAATTGTTGTTCTGATCGATCAAGATCAGGGAACATGTTTTCGTAAAATTCATCTTCTGTTCCTTCGTATCCAGCATTCCTGAACACTGAATACAGTTGCGTCTCAGCCTCTGCGTCAACTGTTTTGTAATCTTCTGGTCTCTCGATATATGTAAGACCAAGAACACGTTGAGTTGGTTTACGTTTCTTCTCATTTAAATATTTAATTTCTTCTCTAATCCGTTGTGCTGAACCTGTTCGTAAGGTCTCAATAATGTATTGTTTTAATTCATCCAGGTTTCCTTGGAAATCTTTTAAACCATATCGTTCCAGGACTTCATTCCATTCTTCGTTATCGCCTGGATCCAAACCCTGAAGAAGTTCTTCTGTAAATTCTTCTGGTGTAACAAACTGACCAAACACAGAACCTTGCTCTAGGGCTTCTTCTTCAAGTGCAGGAAGAATGTTCATGTAAATCTGATCACTAACTTTACTAGCGTTCAGAATGTCTTCTGCCGCGTCGTAACCTTGGCCCTGTCCTTTTACCTGGAAGTGAATACGTGCAAAAGCGTCCTTATCATTAACATCAATGCCAAATCGATAGGCTTGTTGAGCCCAATAAGGATCGCCATTCTTAGCCGCTTCCCAATCTTCTGCAATAGTATTTGCTTGCTCTAAATATTTATCAGTCCTAGCTACGTCTCCGGTTGGATTGAAATAAAACTCAGAGTCAAAATAACGACCTGGTTCATTTTTTAATTGATCAAGATACTGTTTTGATTTCAAATCTGCAACAACGTTAACGGCGTTAACAAGGTCCTGCGTCTGGAAGGGGTTTTGTTCCTCTTGTCTAACGTCAAGGTATTCCACGAATTCATCCATGGAACGCGAGGTATCAAAACGGGGCTGGAGATAATCCTCAATAAACTGCCTGGCGAAATCCGCCTCAATTCCAATATTTGCTTCTGCTTCGTCTACGGTATAGCCAAGTTCAAGTTCCTCGTCATACTTTTCTTTTAACGTGTCATCAAACCACTGTTGCCAGTTGTAAGTGACATTATTCCGGACTCCGGTCAAACCTTCAAGCTGTTCTTCTAAATCATCTTCAGATGGACCACCACCCGTCAATGCATAAACACCGCCAATTCCGGTGTCATTAATCAGTGAATTAGCAATTGTTTTATTGATATCCATGATCTCTGCGAAGCCACCAAAGCCTCTTAAGAGATCCAAGTTCTCTTCCTTTGCCTTAGCTTTTTTCATTTCATCAATCGTGTCTTTCAACACGTTCTGAGTTAAAGCACCAAAGCGTTTAACGTCGACCGTTGCTTTCTCACCGACGGCCTGGTTGATGGCATCTTCTAGTTCTGTAATGCCATAGCCTTGGTTTAAATTAAAATCAAAAGCAACTTGTTTGTCTTCATCTCGTTGAGAGAGTCTGAAGAGAGCAGCAAATTCATCTGGCTTCTCGGTGTCAATGGATAAATAATTATCCTTTGCCATCTGCTTCCAATAAGGATCGCCATTTAATGCCGCCTCGAATTGCTCCTGGATATATGGAACACTTAGAAGACGTGCGTCAGACGTGTTCATATCGACGCCCAGCTGGAGCGTCCTGGCGTCTTCGAAGTCTTTATCGGTTGGTTTCTCGTAATACTCGGTAGCAGCCTCTGTAGCCTCTGGTGCGTTACCCCTGGCACCAGCTTGTTGACCTATGTTTGTGTAATGCCAAAGGTAATATCCATCTTTTCCGTATCTGGCCGTGATGTCTAGATCATCATTAGCAACTGCTTCATTCCATTTTTGTACTGCACCAAGGTTATTATCTTGGTAATACTTGGAATCAAAATTACCATATAAAGGTTTTGCTCCAAGATTGGGATCCCATTCCTGAAGCTTTTCCGTTAGATAAAAAGCTTTGAAGTTATCTTCTAAACCAGCAACGCCATATTGTTTTAACAGTTCTCTTTGGGCAACATAATCATCTCCTTGTGTTCTATTAATTGTTGCTTCAATTTGAGGAAGCTGTCTATTTGTTGATTCAACCTGTCTGTTATATGGATCAATGATGTCTCTGTTAATTCTCTCGTTATCTTTTGCTTCTGTTAGCTGTCTTTCAATGCCTGGTTGTTCTCTGCCAAAATTGTTTGCAGCCGACTGAACTGCGCCGCTGTATGCAATGGTCTTACCTAAATTATTTTCTAAATGACCGCGTAATCGGTCCATGTAGGAAGGAAAACCACTCCGCTCGAGAGGAATTTCAAAACTTTTATTAGCCCCTCCATCTGGACTGGTTGATACACTTGCCCTGATATTTTTTGGTCCCGAAGAATATCTTCCAGTGGTTTGATCCCAGGAAACGTTCATATAACGTTTTCCAGGATAATTTACACTTCTTCTACTTAAGGTTGCTTCAGGTGTAAATGACCATTGCTTATTGATAACGTCGTATGAAACGCCCATGTTATGCGACTGATGGTATTAAAGAATTCTGTAACGTACAAAGGTCTACTTCGTTTTGAGTGACCCAAGCATTGATTCTATCCATCCTAGCTTGAGTAAAAAATTCTTGTTGCTTGTACCATTCTTCCATTTTGGCGCTTGCTTTGTTTGTGTTGCAACGCCTGCAAGCAGGAATCAAGTTGTTTCGGTTGCTTGAGCCAGAACGGAAACGGGGAATGACATGGTCAAGGGACGTTGCATCGTCTCCGCAATAACCACATTTACAGTCCCAGGCGTCATATATTGATTGTCGATATCTTTTCTTGGCTAACTTTGGAGTTAATTCAATGAGGAGTGCAAGAGGTTCTCGCTCATTGTTAAACATACTCTTTAGTTGCCGCTAATTTATTTTAATTTGCCCACATATCTTTACGTCAAAAATAAAGAGATTAAATTTGCCTTAAGCCCCTTGACAAGGTGGCAAAGCTAATTACGTTATGTCTGCACGCGTTATTCCACGCCATGTCCAAGCCCGCTCACTGGGTTCCCGTCCAAAAAGCAGAAGAAGTTCTTGGCATTGACCGCAAGACTCTTTTCAAGTACCGGGACGACGGCACCCTGAAGCTCGGCCCACATTTCGCCGCTTTCCCTGAAACCCGTTCTCGCGACAGCTATCGCTGGAACACTGTTTCAGTTAAAAAGCACCTGCAAAAACAAGGGATGATGCCTTTGGCTGCTTGAACTGACTCGAATGGGTCTTGCGTAAACGATGTGCCAGAAGGAGATCAGTGACATTTAATTCAATGTCCTGATAGGCCATCGCTTTATACAAAGAGGAACAAAGGGACTTCCAGCAGCCTTGCAATTCGCAGGGCTGTTTTTCTTTGAGATTAAACAGGAAGACCCACTGGGAATGGAAGGGACGAATAGGTCGTTTTCTGCTCGGAATAAAAATGCTGTTATCTGGACCCCACTCGAAACCTGATAGCTGTTCTGGCTTGATGCCGTAGGTGGCGACCATGCCGTAAAGCCAGCCAACGTCCCGGTTCTTTCGAGTGGTAGCCAACTGGAAGTACTCGTCAATAATCCTCTGATCAATCGGAGGTTGATGGGTCATGATTTTGTATTGCCTTGATACCTGCACCTTATACAAAGGCGGGTATTGGCGGCAACAGCGAAAGGATTGCTTAATAAGTCCAATAAGACTCATTAAGATTTATTATAGATTTATGTTATTCAGGAACACCGCCCGTCGCAAAAGCTTGCCAGGCAAGCCCAACCGCCTCTATGGTTGATCGCTCACCAGATTGGTAGGGCAAATGTACTACATCTCCTACGTGGTAAACAGTGGGATTTCCGCTGTATGAAATGGCGCTGTCGCCATAAATCCTTCCGTCAATTTGACCAGAAGAATAAATAAAGTTTGAATCAACAACGTCACCAAACTCGGGCATAATCAAACACTTGGTAATTCGCCAGAAGCGGGGATGTATTTTTTCCCATTCTTATCGATCATAGTAAATCCATCCATCTTTACAAAAGTAGATGGAATATTAAATAGTTTTTGCATCATTGGCATCATCATTGGTGCCTGACAGTTATACGGAGGTACATCCATCATTGACAATGCACCCCGTTGCAAAGCAGCAGCTTTGGCACTCGCTTGTTGTTTTTCAGTATCTTTAACCAGTTTTTGTTCCCAGGCTGCCATGCTGCCTATTCCAACCGGAAAATCAGACGGTTCAGGTGGGAATACTCCCTCCTCATACTTCATTGCATAGATATGCTTGCAGTATCTAACTTCATCTAAAAGCGGTGTCCAAACGTCTGTTAAAGACGTGATGACGTTTCCAGAAGCTGCATAATCCGCATAAGAGGGCATCCCTTCTGCCTTAGAACCAGGTACTGATGGATCTGGTGTACTCCTTAAATACATTCCACCGAAATCTCTGAATACACCTGGATTGTCTCGTGCTGCTCCAGGGACGGTTGATGTTGTTGGAGTAACAGTTGGTGGAACGTTGTAGGCAGGTGATGGAGAGACAATCTCCATATCACGATTAACTGTTGCACTTGTCATGGCGCTGTTATCAACAACACCACTTATGGTCATAATCTCGTAACGCCCTGGCTTTAATGCAGAAAGATTTGTGCGTGGAAAAGCTTTGGCAAGTGAATCTGACACCGTGCTTAACGATGTCATAAAAGAGTAATCACGACGATTAAAGTCTTGGCAGGAACAACAGTAACGAGTTCCTGTAATAAAGAACCGATCAACGTTTGGTGGCCTGGTTGCCGGGGTAACCAATGCCCGGTCTGGTGTTGCTTCAACAGAGCCAGCTTTCCTCAGTTTTAAAACACCTGTAAATGGATTAGTGTCTTCCAGTACGGCTTGCACGTACCCGTATCTCTTTTGAGTTGTTGGATCGATCGTATCGCGTGTAATCGGTGGATCACCAGGATTAATTACACGATCTTCTAATATCTCACCATTGATAGCTTTGAGTCCCCCTGGCACCCCCGGTATCGCCACATACAACGGAGGTGGTAATGGATTAGCGACGCTCCAGGAACCTGTTAATTGAACGTACCAGAAGTCATCGTCTTCAGTGACAGAAGCAATAGAAGCACGGACGCCGCCACTATCGACAACATTGTCAAAGCGTAAACTGCCAGCCACCCGTATGCCAGCCCAGTGCATACCAAATTCTTTATTTGTCGTGGGGAACCCTTTGAAGACACCAGGAATTGTTGGGGGGTTTCCAGTGGTTGTCGGAGTTCCACGGGGGATAGGGACTGCGTATGTGAAAGGATAGTCGTATGAATTGTCGTAAATGGAAGCTGTTGCAATTTCATACCCTCTTCTCCAGCGAGACCATGCAGACGCACGGTTGGACGCATAAAGAGAGTCAGGTACAGAACCTTTAGAAAACTCAGTGTCAATAGGAACTACCGGACGGGGATCAAACTTTTCCGCCCGGTTAAAACTGCCAAAAGAGCTTCCACTCTTTTTCGCCATGGTTTAGAAGAATCCGCCTTGTGCGTAAATGTGCGCACCAGCTGTATATCCAGAAACGTTGGGACCGTCAGGGAACACACCAACGTAGATACGGTCACCACGCTCAAGGTAAATACCTTTGTTCCGCAGTGGAGAAGCTGAACCTAAACCAGCGGTATTACCTGCACTGGGCATTGGATATGCCAGCTGAGGCATCGCGTCAGAGCAATCGACTTGACCACTATTGGCAGGCACAGTCTTCGAGAAGAGGACCCGATAGTCGCCGCTTGCAGGAATCGGAGTGGTGGTACCACGGGTGTGATAGAAAACAAATGTAGCTGCCGGTAAATCACCGTAAGCAACACCGTTGTAAGTAAACCCGCTACCAATACCACCTGAATAAATTAAATCTGTATTAACACCTGTCAGTGTTGTTGCGCCTGTATATGTGTAGTAACCGTAGCCACTCTCGGCTGCCGTAGCCAGTACACCAGTTTCAGAAATAAAGACGATTTGACCACTGCTCAGAGAGATGACATCGCCAGATGTCGTGGTGTTGACTGTGTAATCAGCATCCCTGTACTTATCGTTACGAACAATCGTAATAGAGTCAACAACACCACCATTGTTGTTATCTTCACTCAGCTCTGCATCCATGTCTACCAGGATGGACGGAGCCTGACCACCTTGAACGAACAGAGTATTGCTGGAAGCACTACCAACAGTCTGGGTTGTAACACGCACTGCATCAAACAGTGGGCGATCAGAAAATACAGGTTGTTTGTTTGTTGAGGTAGAGGACACTATTTTTACCGTTGCTTTAGATAATTATAAGTTAAAGGGTTCAACCAGCGTATTGGCCCATTTTGCTAAAGGCATTAAATTCAGCTGGAAGCTGGAAAGCTTGTTGTGCAAAACCATCTGGGTTTGTTGTGAGCCCCAGGAACTCTTCAAGATATTTACCAGCAATATTCGACTTCGGTTGAAACTTTAGTTTCTTGCGTAAGTTGTATTCAAGGGCATCCATTGGCGAAGCGTCACCGTAGGTGGCGCGACGTACCTGACCCGGTAAATAATCAGAGTTGATATAGTCTGCAAAATTTACCATTATTTATTTAACACCTGTTGAATGACCTCATAGCCAGACTGACCTGGTTTTACTTTTTTGGCTAAATCACCGTATTTAGCTGCCCAGATTCTCATTCCTTCATCGCGGAGTTTGCTGCGCTCTTCTGGAGTAGCAGAGGTTAACTGAGCAATACGTGAACGTTCTTGATTGTATGCAAGTTCTTCTGGAGAAAGTTGAGGGACGGGCGGTGCAGAAAGAGAAGATGTCCGCAAGGGGCCAACCTCCTGAACGCTTTGCCTTAAATCATCAAGTGTTACTGGCTTATTAGGATTAAAACCAGGGGGATTAAATTGCTCAAGACGAGGCGCATTTGAACGACCCAATCCAGTTAAAGCTGTAAATGCACCAGAAATATCTCCCTGGCGTACACGATCTTTCAATAACTGCCCTTTATCACTACGTAAATAATTACCAAGAAAAATAGCTGCTGGAGAAAGTAATTCTCCCCCGAATTGACCTGCAAATAATCCAGTAAGCATTATCGACAAACCTCTCTCAAATAAATACGGGAACCAACGGCGGTGTCAGCGGGACCAGGGAGAGCCTGGATAAATTCAGCACCAGAACGCTCAAAACGGTATCTTGCCTGCAGCGGATCCTTGTAGTTAGGAACGTACAAAATACCTGCAAGACGGTTTGTCTCGTACAGGTAAATCTCATCCCAAACTTTTAATGCCTCCTTGGCATTGCTTGATCGGATGGTACGATCAACGTCACCAACAATACTTTCCAGGCGAGTCGACGGAGAAGTTGCAACCTCTGTCTTCTTCTCGGCAGTGTCACACCTGCCAATCTGAATTGTAATCTTATCGTAGAAATAAGAATCAGGTACTGTATTCATTGCTTCTTCCAGGCGGGCATAATCACCTGCTGGCACGGAAACAGTAAAGTACCCTAAATGATACCTAATTCTACTTTTGTCAAAATCAGAGAGCTGCACAATAATTCTCTGTCATCAATTAATTATAAATTGCAGTAATCAACCAAGCAGTCCTGATAAGAAATCAGTGGTTGATTGAGTTCTGCCTTGCATGTAAGGATTTTGCTGCATGTAATTACGCATAAAAGGATTACCCTGGAACGCATTGGCAAGAACACCAGATAATAAAGACTGCGTTAATGAAGGTTTTTGTTTCTTTTCTTCTTGCGGTTTTGTCATTCCAAGGGCATCAAATAAACCTTGGCGATAAGCTGCAAGATTATCCTGTGACGAAACCTTCTCTTGCAGAGGAGGAGCAGAAGGCTTCTGAGGTAACTGAGAAATTACCATATTTTCATTAGCCTCCGGACGATCAATGTTCCCGTGACCAACACGGAAAAGAACATTGCCTTTGGGATCCAGGGATTCAGAGAAATATCCGTAGTCTTTAGCAGTACCACGGCGAACACTGCCGCCTGCTACTCCAGGTAAAAAGATTGAAGCATCTTCTACAGCGCCTTTATCAAAACGGCTTTTGCCTTTAAACGGGACATAAAAATCTAACGACTGCCAGCCAGGACGTTTACTGTGGGCAGCACCTGCTCGATTGAGTAAGTCAACCCGTGTTGCTAAGTCGGCCTCTGGGTTCCAGCGTTGGCCTGCAACTGCTTGATTAGAGAACTCAATCTCACGTCCAATTGATGCATACTTTTTTGCTAATGAATCAACAGCTTTGACACGTTCCCCGATGGGGAGCGATTCCAGCATTTTTAAGTCAATATGATAATCACTTGACCCTCCAATCTTTGCACTGGGGCCAGTAAAACCTGAACGGATTGGAGTATAGGCCATTACAACAGAAGTAGCAACAGTGAAAAATAAGTTTAAGTATTCCCAGAACACAGGACTCTTATCTTCTTATTTTAGAATTAAAAACCCCTGGTTTCCCAGGGGCTTAATGATGAAACTTATTACACTCGGATTAGGTTTGCAGAAATAACAGCATCCCAGTCGACTCGTTTAATTTGTTTCAATTGCTCGAGAGAGCTAAACCTTTCACCCGATAAGGACATCTGAAGATCTTTGATCTCTCGGGCAGTCTTCATTCCAATACCTTTAATGTGATCGGCAATCATCTGTGCAGTTGCACCGTTGATATTCAATCGGGTATCGGGGGGAAACGACCGAGGTTCCTCCTGGGCGGCTTTATCTTTAACCTGGAGCGCTTTAACTTTTTTAGTTGCGCTTTCGTCAGCAACTAATTCAGTTTTGTAAGCGGTGAAAAGACGACCATCCTGGTCTTCAACCATGAACCAATCGCCGTTATCCCATTCGCTTACAACCTTTACATTAGCGCCTGTTTTTTTGTGCTGATAAAGCATAAGGACCAGAGTTAATTTCTGGTCCTAGTTTAACTTATTCAGCTAACTGTACGGTTAGGCAGATAAGCTTCGATGTCCTCGTAGCCAGGAGCGTCATCGGGTTGGATGTAGCAGATTTCCACAACCAGGTAACCGGTGAGGCCAGCGTTCGAGTCAGCATCGGAGATATAAATACCGCCAGAAGTGCTGGTGCCGTTAGCAGTACCTTTCGCAAACACCTTCATGGTGGTGGCGGCGGTTGCTTCGTAGTACACGATGCCACCAGAAACACCTGCAGCACCTGTAGCGGTGATGAAGGGGTTTTCACCGAAAGCTTGGCTACCACCAGCGAAGTAAATCTTGGTAGCAGCGTCACCAGAAACGGTGGAGGTCAGGTTTGCCTGAATCACGGCTTCACCAACGCCGGAAGCAGCGGTAGGACCACTGCTATCACGACCGAAGGAGATGACGTTACCTGTAGCAGCAAACACACCAGAAGAAACACGGTTGTCGCCCCAGCCGGAAGCCACGGAGACGGCGGTGCGATACACGTATGCAGGCTGAGTGCTGCTGCCAGAGATCACCATGCCGGTGATATCAGGACGGGTTGTGTCGTTCCGATAAGGGGAAGGAACGATCACATTGCCGGTTGCCAGAGGGGAACCAGAAGTAGCAGCCACGGCCACGTAGCCGCGCTGCTGGAAGTAACGGTAGCCAGGGACGGCCAACACCGAAGTGGGGCCGCCGTTAGAGGCATTATTAGTACCGTCGTCTGTGGTGTCGATATTGCGATACCAACCGTTCAGAGCTTCTGCCCAGTTACCCGGGTAGATTTTCTTAGCAGATAAATAGCTCATCTATTTTGTCCTAAATGTTAAATACTATTTTGATCAAACAGTGCCGTCGTCTTGCAGGTAGCTGAAGGCAGTTGTAACGAAGTCCTTGTTCAGGATTTCGAAACCTGCATACAGTTGCCAGATCAGGATGATGAAACGGCTGAAGTCGTCGTTGTTGTTGATCAGCACCTGAGCGTTCGGGCCGCCGATACCAACACCGATAGCTTGAGGACCGAAGAAGTAACCCTGAGCAACTTCCTTCGAGGCATAGCTGGAGCCGTTATCGAAGGAGGTGTTGACGCTCTTGCTGGGGAAGTTGGTCGACTCGAAGAACTTAACGCCTTCGAACTGAACACCAGTAGGCATCACAGGCTCACCAGCCAGGAAGTAACCCTGACCAGCCTGGGGACCCATGTAGAAGCTGGTGTTGTTAGGCATCATGGGGTTGCCCATGTACATGCCTTGACCAGGAGCGCCAGCGTAACGGGCGATCTCACGGAAGTCAGAATCACGACGCAGGTGCATCATGAAGACGGGATCGCAGATGCAGCGATACAGACCGTCAGAGAATGTAGGAACGTTGCGCTTACGCAGGTCCTTAACAACAGTCAGCAGGTCGGTACGAACCGAGAACTGTTGAACTTGGTTGTCATACTCAGTGGTGGTGTAGGAGATACGACCAGAGGAGTCCTTGGTCTTACCACCAGCAAAGTAGTAACCACCCTGGGAAGAAGAAGCTTCACCGTTTGCTTCAGCTTTAGACAGTTCGTCAATGAAGACGCGGTCACGCCAACGGCGATAGTCATCGAGCAGGGTCAGGGAACCGATGCTCTGGTGGAACATGTTCAGGTTGCCCGTGTCCAGCAGAAGGCGCTGGGCAGTGATCAGGGTCTCACGAGCAATCTTGAAGGTCGAAGGCTGTGTGGGATCACCCGGGTCTGCAGGACCTGTGTACTCCTTGAGCACCACCAGGACTTTCTCCTTGGTGATGTTACGGCTGTTAGCGGTACCGATTGTCTGATCAGCAATACGCTCACGGCTGTCCTTCGTACCAGGGGTACCCCAGAACTTGTAGCGATCTAACTGAACGGTCTGACCGGGCTGACGTGTGAAGTCATGAACCACAACGGGCTCAACAGCCATTTCCGCGATGTAAGCAGGGTGGGGACGATAGAGTTCCGCACCAAGAATCTTTGGAAAATCGTTATCAATGAACACTTTGTTTTATCCTCCAGTGTCGCAGGAATTGATGTTATCGGGTGAAAGATTCAGACATTACTATGTCTTATCTAACACAAATTTTAGCAGTTGGTAATTTATTTATTACATGTACTGCATTGTCGATGCCTTGTAACGAGCACCGGGTGAATTACTAGAGCCGTATGACTCAGGATCAAGGGCTTGATTCTGAACAAAACCTGGTGCCCCAAGAGCTGCAGGAATTTGCGAAAGGGCAATGCCGCCACCAGCAGATGATAAAGCAGCCCCTGGAACTAAACCAGCAGCAATACCTTTACCAATGTTCCTTTGAACACCTTGAGTTGGGAACGGAATTGCAGCAGAAATACCAGCAGTGGGATCACCAAACAAACGAGCGTCTGCAGCAGATACAACATCGGCTGCAACATTAGCTGCGCCACGGCGGAGACCTTTTTCAGGTAAATCGCGAGCTACATCACCAATCTTGTTTCCAAGACGGGTTACATTTTTTTGAGCTGCCGCAACTAAAGCAGGATTGTATTTACCAGCGAGAGCACGAGCACCAAGTAGACCGGCTGCACCACCAAGGGCGGCAGTACCGCCCACTAATGCAGTTTCTCCTGGTGTAGCGCCTTGTTGAGCACCATAAGCAGCCAGCCCTAAACCAGCTGCTGCAGGAATGCCATATTTAAAGGTGCCACGCATGATCTCACTCCATCACAAACAGTTTGTTTGCAACGGTCTGAGGTTGAGCTTGGTTCAGAACACGCCAGGCATTCTGAGGATCACGAGTCATTTGATCGTTGAACGTACCCCAGAAGTTCTCAGGTTGCTGAGGAGCGGCAGCTGCAGGAGGTGCAGGGAACTGACCTTGTGTCGCAGCAGCAGGAGCAGTCGGATAA